ATCGCCTGTGGCGTAGTTTACCTTGCTTGGGAATGTTGCCATCTATTTATTCTCCTAATACGCCAATACAGATGTGCCTATTATACCTTGAACCGCGCTGTCTAGTGTGAACCCATCGACGATAGGTTCAAGAGTCGTAATTGTGCAGATGAACTTGTTCGGAGTTATATCCCAGCCGAAGCCCTGTGCTTCCAGAGTTTTAACTATTGTCGATCCATCTGGTTGTATATTGGTAATTTTTAAGACTGAGAAATAATCCAGTCCGAGCATGGTTGCAGTTGGAACGGCTGTGTCTTGCAAGTCAACAGTCATAGCATCGATGCGGATTGTTGTTTCCTGACGAGTTGCCACATAGATTGAGGCGATATTGTAAGCATCGCCATCGGTAGCACAGACTAGATCTGTCTGGTTAATCTGATGCGGAAAGTACTTAGTAATTGAACTGCTATTGGAATAGGACTGCTTAGTGCCACCGTAGCGAGTTATATCGGCTGCGTTGATAATCAACTTATCATCGAAGGCGAAGACTAGGTTTTTATAAGGAATGCCGCCAGTCTGATTAAACTCAGTCGGAGTATTATCGTAAGCCTTGATCACATTGCTGCGAGACTTAAAGACCGCCGTTCCGTTGGAATTGATATAAAACGCGCCTTGTTCTGAAAACTCAGCGTTCTTCATAGCGTTTAGGGCTGATCGAGTAGTTGCTGGATCGGCGATGCAAGTCGTGTCGCCAGTATCTATCGAACGCATATTGGTCGGCCATTGAACTTGATCGAGGATTTTGCCTATACGAGTTCCGGTATCTTGGCCAGCGGTAGCGCCTGAGACTGTGGCGATCGAAGCCATATTCATAAGGCGGAAGGCGTCAGTACATTCAATATCTACATAACCAGTATCTTGGTTAGTTGGATAAGTGTAAATGTAGTTATTGGTATAGCCAGAGAATAAAAAGTATCCAACGCCATTATAGGTAGCCGCTACGCGTATTTTACGGAGCGGAGTGAGATAGCCAAAAAAAGGCGAGTTTACATTTTGGGGGTTGAACCAACTCTGAGGATCATTGACCCGAATTGTGGCCGTTCCAGCCTCATAAGTATCGCGCATAACATTGCGACCGCGGCGGATAGATATATTCATTACATTCGGAGTTAAGTCATAGACTGGTGCTGCTGGACTAGAAGTAGCCAAAGTTCCAGTACCTAAAAGCCCATATTTAGGGTCATTCAGCGTTAGCGGGTATCCAAAAGTTGCTCCAGAACTAAAGTCGAACGATACAGATATTTGAGCAGGTAAGGTCATGGCGCGAAGGATCCAAAGGATCGCTCGAGATTGGCTATCTTTCCAGAGAGTGAACTGTTGAGTAGACCATCTCTGATTTCTGATACCAAGTCATTTGCTGTCGCAACGCTGCCTTGAACATTTACTACGATATTAGTTCCGCCTGCGCCGTAAGCCAAAGCCATGCCAGAATAACGAGCAGTTGCTCCAGCAGCTCCCGCGCTCATGCCGGAAGCAAGAGAGTCATAGTAGATCTGATTGATCTGATCGGACATAGTTTGAGAACCAATAGAAGAAGGCGTGGCGCTTGTTCCACCGCCTGCGCCGCCACCTGTTGAGATATTAGGCGGAACATATTTAGCAATATCAGCAGCAAGTTGAGCAGCATCGGTTAAAGTTGTTACCCATGCTAGGAATGGGTTTTTAGCGTCTGGAATGCCCATGTAGTACTTGACCATATCTTCGGTCATACCTTGAGCCTTGGCTACTTCTCCAGCCAGTTTAGCCGCTTCAGATGTGTTCTCTTGAAGAATAGCAAGTTGCAATTCAGCGCGCTTGCGATCTTCGTCAGACAACTTGCCTTTAAGAGCGGCAATAAGTTGGATCTGGCTTAAATCAAATAAAGCATTATTCTTTTTAAGAGCGGCTTCTGCTGCTGCTTTTGCTGCTGCTGCTCGAGCCATTTTAAGGATTTCTGCTTGGCGCTTCTTGGCTATTGCATCTGCTTTTGCCGCTTGTTGCGCTATAAACTTAGAAGTAGCGTCAGCACCCATACCACCACCGGCGGCAAAGTTAAAAGTATTCCGAGCGGCTATTGCACTTTTGTTTAAGTTAACGAACCAATCGATCATATATTTAGTCGATAGGAATGGCTTTAGCCAATCTGGAACTAAACCAAAGGCTTTAGAAAATAAACCGCCGGCTGGGTTCATAGAGTCAAGAATGCCCTTAAACTCCACTAACCCGCCAACTAAGTTAGCCATGTATGTCGCAGAGTCAAGAATATCTTGGGATAATCCCTTTACATTTGTATCATTACCAAGAGCCATAAGAGCATCGATAAGACTCTTACCAATTATCTCTTTGGCTTCGTTGGCTGTATTAGCAAGAAAAGCCATCTTTCCAGCATAAGTCTCTAAATAAGCCGCTGAAGCTCCAGAAAATGTACTGTTTAATCTATCTTGAATGTCCGCAAAAGACATGGCTTTAAGTTCTGCTTGAGTTAAACCTAAATAGTATTTACGCAAGCCTTTAAGATTGCCAACATAAGCCTGTGAAAGATCGGCGCTTACTGTTAAAAGATCTTCGCCAGAACCGCGAGAAACATCTATTGCAGTCGCAAGAAGTTCTTGAGATTTAGTAACTGATCCCGTGACTTGCAATAGCGACTGCAAGGCTGGGCGAAGTTGATTGTCCGCCACGCCTGTGGCTAAAGTTAACTTATCTATGTACTTAACAATGTCGGTCGACGCATAAGCCAAACCAAGGTTTTTAACTACTTGGTTAAGTCGAGTAGCGGCGGCCTCATCTTCCATGAATGCCTTGACGGTTGCTTTGCCAAAATTGATTACTGCTCGAGTGCCATAGGCAATTCCGAGAGAAGCAGCGACATTCTTTACGGATCGGTTAAGTTTATTGAGAGCGGTTTCAGCGGCCTTAAAGCCGCGGGTATCTGCCTTTGATCCAATATCGATTGTTACTTTAGCCTGTTGAACCATTATGCCGCCTTCTTGAAACTAGTATAAGAAGCGCGAGAATAGAACTCGGTTGTCGCTTCATCGATGGCGCGCATTGCTATACCCATTGGGTCAGCATTTTGTGATTGACGCCAAGCGCGATAAATCAAGCGGCCTCTACCTTGCAGGCTTGAAGTAAGAGGGCCAAGATTGGTAATAAATTGCTTGCCAGCATTAGGGTTGCTTGAACGGCTAACGCCTTTGCTAGTTCCGCCGGCTTTAGGGCCAACCCAAGGTTGACCGTCTGGGTTCTTCCTACCAGCGGTTTCATAAATAGCACCAACAGAAGATTTATTCATAATCCGAGCCATCGAGGAAAAACCGTTTTTATTCATTTTGCTAGGGCTTACTGAGTAAGTAATACCTTGAGCGATAGTAGAACTACTCCATTGAGGAAAAGAACCTTCGGAAAAACTGCGAGCAGCCCAGCCACTCATAGGCGCTTGAGATGGAACGAAACCTTTAGCCATTTTAGTAACTGGAACTAAGGCGCGCTTTAATTCCTTCTTCAAAGTTTTTTCAAGATCTGGAGTAAATTGGCGCATGGCTTTACGAAGATCAGCGTTACCGCGTATTTCTACGGCTGGCATTTTTGATCTCCTTTGCTCGGTCGTTGAGTACGAGAACCATTGCCTTGAGCATTCTCGTATCTAGTTCAATTAAGTTTTGGGGCGAGATACCAGTTTCAATCGCTAGTGATGCGATGAAATAGGTGAAGGTATCTCGCGCTATGCCAAAGGGTCGGACTCTAATACTTCTACGCTTTTAAGCGTAGCAATAAAGTCCTCACCGAAAGGCTTAACGGTTTCACCTGACCGACGACTTGCTTCCCAGACCAAGAAATAGACATCGGATTGCTTTTGATCCTCAATCATGGCTTTGTGGAAGCCTTTATTACGACTTTGCTCGAAGGCGTACTCGATAACCGGAGTTATCTCATACTCGTTGATGCTTCCATCTACCCTTACGACTTTGAGTTTTGCCATTGTTAGCCCCTTAGTTAGTTATTAGAATGAACCTGAAGTTGTTACAGCGATTGTACCGGACACATTAAAGGTTACATCTTGAACTGCAAGATCGCCAGTTGCGCCGTTGATGTCGGTTGTACCATTTACTAAACAGGTCATAGTATATAGAGGGTTGGTTGCTGAAACAGCAGTTCCCTTGTTCTGCAATAGAACGACAGTAACATTAGTACCCCAAGCAGCTTGAAGTGTTGCTAGAACTGATGCTGATGCTGTGTCGTTTAAGAATGAGATTGTTACAGATGAGGCTTCAAGTCCTTTGATGAACTTATGGCCTGAGTCACCCATCGCAGTAACTTCAAGTTCATCGAAGTTGCGGTTAAGAGTGATGCTGTTTACATGGTCTGATAGATCGACAGAGTTAACCTTTACGCCGACCCCGTTGTTTAGAAATACTGCCATTTAGGTTATTCCTCGTCTTTCTTGGTAGATGGTT